GTATACCAAAACCATCCACCTGCACCAGTAGAATTGTATAGCATTGAACCGGCAACATTAGTTGTGACATATTTTGGAGTATAGGTAGAGTCGTAATATAAATTACTAGTAAGAATAAGTGTTCCACCGTTACCAAAAAGTCCACTAGTACTTGCTTGTATTGCTTTTCCACCGGTATTCCAAGCACTAGGAGTAACTCCCAAGCCTAGGTTGCCGGAGGAGTCAAGGCGCATCTTTTCAGCGTTACCAATACGGAACACCATTGGGTAAACCGAATAAGATGAAAGCGTCAAACCATCCGTAGAATTAGCCCAAATACCCCAATTGTCTTGGTGGGTTGAGTAAGATACAAAATCTAGTCTCCCACCAATAGAAAGTTTGTTAGAAGGCGAACTTGTACCAATACCCAGACCTGTGCTGGTCAGGCGCATTTGTTCGGAAGCACTTAATGACCAAACATGATTGCTTACACTGTCATACTGGAATGTTGCAGAACTTCCGTAAATGTAATTCTTTACTGTTCCACCAACTTGAAAATCAATTTGAGTTCCAGATACGCCGTTTAAAGCAAAAGTGCGGTAGTTTGTTCCGTAGGGTGTTGGGGTGGCATTAAGCCCCAAGTTAGTCCCATCAAACGTAAGCCCAGAACCAGTAGCCAATGCACTTGTGCTGCTGGCGTACACAATGCCGTTGGCGGTGAAGGATGTGAGTCCTGTACCACCTGATGCCGCAGGCAGCGTGCCCGTAGTCAGCGCAGAAGTGCTACTGGCGTAGACTGCGCCGCCGCTGGTAAAAGCAGTGAGGCCCGTGCCGCCGTAGCCTGTGGCGATCGTGGTTCCGTTCCATGTGCCGTTTGAAAGCACTGCCCCACCAAAGTTAGCAGAGGTGATGCTGAAGTCGTATGTCGCTGGCAGCAAGGCATACTTGCCCCAAGAGCCCGCCGACGTGGTGTTGTCTTCAACAAAAATGTACCCGTACCCGCCCGAGGGGATGGTGTCAATGACGGTCGAGGCATTGTCAACAATCGTCACCAAACCACTGGAGTCGTTATCAAACGTAAAGCCCTGCCCGTTTGCCATTGTTGTGGCAACTGGAAGCTGGATAGTTTGGGTGGTCGACCCACTGATGCGCTGGTAGTATGCCGAAGCCGCAGTAAGCACCGTGGTGCCCGCAGCTGCCGTGATGACGTTATACCCAGCAAGGAAGTTGTTGGCTGTGACGTTGGAGTTAGCATCCCGCAGCACGTTACTGCTTGCGCCTGACGAAGTAGTGACCCCTGTGCCGCCGTAACTTGTGCCGATGGTTGTAGCTTGCCATGTTCCCGACGCAATGGTGCCCAGCGCCGTGACGTTACCCGATGCGTCTAGGTTTACTGAACGCTCCGATGGATATGTGACGTAGACTGTTACAGTCCCAGAAAAAGTAACCGCCGCCCCAGAGTTACTCGATGAATAAATCGTAGTGCGCGTGAGAGTTGGACCTGTAGTGGAGTAAGTTCCTAAACCAACTTCCCAATTTCCAGATGTGTCCGTGGCTGCATAGAAGGTTGTATTCCCATTACCAATAACCGCAAAGGTTTGATACCCAGTAACAGTTCCAGACAAAGTGAAACTGACTGTGGTATTGGCCGTCCCCGATTGTTGGACGCGATCATTAAGCGCCAGAGCCATCTAAGACTCCTTAAGAAGTTGCGGTCGTGCTGTACGTCACCGACACGGTATCGCCAACGGTTGTAATCTTTGCTGTTGCAAAAGCCCCTGCGCTGTACAGCGTGCCGGAGGTGTTGCTTTGCGTAGACACCGCACCGGGGCCGGTCACCAAGAAGCATCCGCCAACCGTACCGCCCGCGCCTGTGATGGTGTAGGTAATGGCCGTAGCCGTAGAAGTCGTGACGTTGGCTGGACTTGAGCCTGAAGAGGTAGCCGCCGCAAAAACTGCCGTGCCACGCACAGCGGACCCGCCAACGTTGTAGTTGATGAACTCTGTCCAGCCGCCGTGACTAGACATCGTGTCGGTAGCCGCAAAGGTTGGGCTGGCCCCGTTAACCAATCCAAGGTATGGACCCACCGTGGTGTATGTACCGGAGGTGCGCAACAACGTATCGAACATCAGCTGCTTGCCCACGGCAACAACCAAGTTGGGGAACTTCTCTTCCCATTTCACATTGCCATCAGCATCACGGCACACAACTTCATAGAAGCCTTCGATGCCCATGCCTTCAGGTGCAGTTACGTTGGACTGCATGGTAGCGACAGCGTGATCGCCAAAGCCTGAACGTTCTTTGTACATTTATTGCTCCTTATGCAATACGAATAATTGCTGATGTGTTTGTCGCTGTTGGGAACTGGACGGTAAACGTAGCATTGCTAGACTTATCGTTGCCAAAATCAAGAACACATACCGTCGGGTTTGTTGTGCCATTGGCTTTATAAATCAAGCACCCGCGTGCGGTAATGGCGCCTGTCCATGCCGCATTACCAAACGACAAGTACGCAGTTGATCCGGCGTTGCCTACAGTTGGAACCTGGACGATAGAAAGCGTTTGACCGCCCGCCGTATAACCAGAAGCCACAACTTCGCCAATCGACGTATACGCAGAGGTCGTAGCATCCAAAGTAGCGGCGTTGGTGTACAAAGCAATCTTGTACACGTCGGATGTTTCGGTGTTGAAGTTGAACGTTCCATCAAGGATGCCCACCTTAAATGTGTTGGTTGCCCAGTTGCCGGTAAAAGCCATTTACATTACCCCATTATTTTGAGGCAACGCAGGCATTCGCGCCTGGCCGCTGCGATAAGCATCAGAACGCTCCAAGCCATCGCCCAAACGTTTAGCAAGAGCAAGTGCCTCCATGTATTTCTGGCCGTACAAAGCGACAAGGTCGGGCTCACCCTTCATGAAGGTGTATGCCTCCACAAGCGAACCATACAACAACACCGTATCAAAGTTGTCTCCCAGCCATGTTTGACCGGAAGAGGCAACAGATATTGACTCTGGATAGTAGTAGTAATGCAGCTCAATTCCATAAGCCGAATCGGGCGTTGGGCCAACAATAAATGAAAGCTCGTTTGTGATTGATCCGCTAGTCACAGTCGGGCCAAACAAAGCGTAATACTTGGGCGTTCCTGTGTCTGTTGACTTTGGGTAAGCTTGACGAATGAAGTTTACATCCTTGTTTAACAAGAACTCTTGACCGTCGGCAGTTTCAATCGCTAATGAATAGGATGCCAAAAAGTCATTTGGGCAAGAAACATACTTATTGTTTGCCGTAGTTGATCCTGTTACGTTTTTACGCAACGAAGGAAACTGAACCGAGTTGTAGATGCGTTGTTCAGCTTGCTCGATGAAACGATTGATCTGCTGCGTCGATGAAACAGTAGAAGCATCGGCAAGCGTGATCGCCGGAAAGTTGTTTTCTGTATACGTCTGAATTGCGGCTACAAGCTCGGTATACGTCATGCCATCGGACCTCGAGACATAACGCCCTTGGTGGCCGCGCCAGCACCGCGCATTTTGACGCCCGATGTTTTGGCTTCACCAGATCGACCATAGCTCACGCCGTTGGGCACAGGATCAGTCAAACCTGCAGTTTTTGCGGACTTGGAAGAGGCGTACTCCGGTGCAGCATCAGCTTTGTTGACGCTCATGACCGTAACTTTTTTGCCAGACATGGTGTGAGGCGTTGCATAGACGTCAGCTTGGCCGACCTCTTTGCCCATAACTTTTTTGCTGAATGTAGCCATATCAGCCCCCGCGCTGGTTGTTTGCGCGAGCCATGTTGCGGCCAACAGCCTTCATTGCCTTGCCAGTCACGCCACCCTTCTTGAGCTTCAAAGACGTGCCTTTGCCGCCCTTGTGCTCTTGAGCATCGTGTTGTTTGAAAGCCTTCTTGATCATGGCCTTGTCTTGCGCCATATCTGCTTTTGCTGATTCCATTTTTGCCATTTTCAACTCCTACGTTGTTACCACTGTTACTGTACCAAGACTTATGACCAAAGCCAAGTTATTTGGCGTCAATGCCGCATCAAAAGAGCTAGCCCCTCCAACAGGAGCCCAGCCCCATTGAAACACCCTGCTGCCCGCTTGATTTGTTCCGGTGCCGCTTTGAGTTACGCCGCCATTTACGTTTGTTTGTAAGCCGCTTGTTCCTGAGATCAAATAGCTTCTGTCTGGCCTTGGATTGCGTAAAGCCTGGGGATCATCCACCGGGTACATGCCCAGTTGCAACTGCGGTTGATCAGGGTCCCAGCACTCGTGGCACACTAACAAGTTATAGAGCTTTGTCTTGATGATTTCTGTCTTGAGGGTTTTCAAAAGAAAACGCTGCCCACAGCGATCACACTCAGCAATCGCTTTTTTGCCAGAAGCAAAACGATTACCCAAGATTATCTCCCAATGAACATCTGTCTTGGGACTAGGCGCAGAGTTGCCTTCTCATGATCCTCGTATGCGGCCAACTCCCAGGCCTCATCGTATTGCGCTTTCAGCATGGGCAAACGCTCCATGCCGCCGGTAATCTTGCCGGCGATGTAGTACGACAGGCCGGCTGCCATGCACGGGATAAAGCGAAATGGAACATCCATGACGTTGACGCCGCCTCCGGCATCTTGCGTGCGACGCATGCGCCAATAGACAAATGTGTATTGCTGGGCGTTGTCCGGCGTCGGCCAAACAGTGATAGCAGGAACTTGCTGCCAATACACAGGGATTGGGGTTGCGCTAACCGTATGGCTGGCAGCAATCGTGTTTTGCTGGCCCCTGAAGCAGTTATTCAAAGTCCCAGAGACGGCATTTGCCGTTTGAGTGATGTAGCTGTAGTTGATGATTTCGGAATCGATCTTCACAAAACCAGCTGCGGGTAAACCCGTAACATCACTGACAGAGATGGTTGTGTCCGTTGAGCTGATGGACGCCGACAAAACACTGGAAACCGGCGAAGTTTGGCCGTTATAGCGCTGAATCCAAACCTGAATAGGCCTGGCTTGCTGAATTTTGTTTGGAATGGTTGCGTAGGTAGAAACACTGATACGCGTAATGCTCAAGTCAGCTTGAGTTGCGGTGTTGTTGGCGCCGGTGCGAATGATCTGCTCGAGCAAATCGATCGTATCGTTTGGCAGCGCGTATGTGTTTTGGCCCGGAACCATGGTGATGGTTCCCTGCTCGATGGTCCAGAGATTAATGCCTCGATTGGCCCAATCTGCAAACATGATGTTGAGGCTGCGGCGGGCAGTGCGCAGGTCATAACCAGTGCGCAACTCGCTACCGGCGCGCTCAAACGCCTCCTCGACCAACTCTGTTAGGTCAAGGTTGAAAGTTACTGCACCAGAAGTATTTGCCATTTAACAATTCCACGCCCGGAGGCTTTTGTTGATCCTAGAGTTCGGGTCTTTCGCGGTTTTTGAGGATGTTAACTTCTTCTTCATCCCTTCCATGCGGGCGCAAAAAGAGTCGCGCCTTGATCCGCCTTTGGGTTGAGGCGGTTTCAAGTTCATCCCTTCTTTCTTCGCAGAGGCTCGCCCTTTGGCATTTAGGCCTCCATTCGGATTCTTTCCTTCCTTGCGCTGCCATGCTGGAGACTTAGCCATGTCATTTCATCTTCTTTAGGGTCTCGGCCAGTCGCGCACGCTGTCCTTCTTTGCCAGGCTTTTTCGCCGCAGCCGCCAGCTTCTTTGCGGGAATCTTTTTCCCTGCGGGCACGCCTAGCTCTCTGTGCAAAGCCCCTGGCTTTTTGATCGCGTTTTGTATCCATTTTTCTGCCATCACTTGCTCCTTGCGGCTCTTATGTTATCGACTAAATAAACACCATACGAACCTTGTTTTTCAAGGTACTGAACGGCACTTTTTAAAATTTTAGAAGAATCTTTCGCCATGCCCAGCAAAGAATTGCAACTCAAACAAAGAATGCCTCGAAACTTTCCTGTTTCGTGGTTATGGTCAATAGCATAACCTCGTTTACGATTTTCGTAAGTCATTAAATCAGGAAGCTCGTTATCGCAGATTGAGCAACACCCTTTTTGGCTTTCCCAGCTTTCCATAAATTCACTGTGAGAAACGCCATACTTGTATTTCAAGTGTTGCTCAAGCCTCTTCTTTGGCGTGCGGCTTTCCCAAGAATTTTTTTGTTTGTGCTTTTGGCAAGAGATGCACAAATACTGACCTTTCCAGTATTGGTCTTCATCTTTCTCAACAGAGCAAACAGGGCACTTTTTCATTTTTTTGAAGCTGCACGTAAGTTATCGACTAAATTTGGGTACGGACGACCAGCAGATTTAGCCATTGCTTTGGCTTTGGCCTTTTTTCCCGAGCTCAATGCTTTGGATTTGCCCAGGTCTTTAGGTCTTGGCTTATCCCACACCTCGCCGCCTTTTGCATATTGCGTAAAGTCGGTGTCATCCCGTCGGGCAACTTTTTTGCCTTTGGGCATTTTGGAAGGGGAAATATCTCCCATCCCGCGACTGGGCATCATCGCTTGCCCTTTGCCATACCACCGCCACACATGACCATGGTGCCCTTAGTTTTGCCGCGCTTAGCAATACCATCAGCAGCTTTCACATAGCCGCCTTTTTTCATTGGCGTAGTGCGAGACTGCTCATAAATCTTGTCGTTGGCTTCCTGCATTTTTTTGTCCATCATTTCTTGACGGGCGGCTTTTTCAGCAGGACTCATCATTCCTTCGGCAGCTTGCTTGGCGGTTGGACCGCCTTGCATACCGCGACCAGCACCAGCATTTTTAGTAGCCATGATCAGCTCCTTAGCACTTAGCCATTCCGCCTTTTTTCATGCCTTTGTTACCAGGCATGACGATCTGCTTGCCTTTGGTTTTGCCTTTGGAGGCAACACCATCACGGCTTGGAGCAGCAGTTTTTACTTTTTGCATTTTTGTGCTGTTGCCAGCATCGGTAGATTTAGCCATGACTCGGCCTCCTTTTGCGAATGTTTTGCCTTTATCGGCGGTTGCGAAATCTTTGCCCACTGATTGTGGGACACCTACTTTCTTGGCGAACGATGGCGAGTGCGCAATCGCTTCCATGAAATTGTGCTGCTTTGCGCTAGTTGACGGCACGGTGCTTCTCCATGAGTCTATCCAACTTTTCATCTAAGCGGTCAAGCCTGTCCAAAACCCGATTGATGTCTGCGTGAACCTCGACCTTGGTGACGTACTCTTTGGCGATCTCTTCCCGCGTGCGGTTGAGGAGAATCGTGATTCGAGCAAGCTCCTCGGCTTTGTCCCGCAAAACCCAGCTCAGTAGGCCAAGGCCCGCTGACAAGATTATGTTCCAGATCATCGTTTCCATCAAGCGTCCTCTGCGCCTTCGAACTCAGGCTTTTGCTTGATGATTGCGTAC